ACAGCCGGTCGGAATGCACCTTCTTTTGCGTATTCCACTAATTTAACCGACGAACAAGTGGAGGAATTCATGAAAATTGTGGTGGATTTGTACTATTCCATGACGGATGACGCGTTTATTGCGACAACAAAACTAACTATATGAGTTTAGGTTCGATATCTAAATTTTTTTTGCAAAACCGGGGAGTTTTTCCTATTTGGCGATTTTGGAATAATCTTTTTATAGTTCGTGCCTCGTGTCAAAATTTTTTTGCAAAACTTTACTAAAAGTTGATTAACAAACTTAAACTGTTTATATTATGAAGCAAGCGAATAATTTTTTTGATTTTGTAACTAATATTTTATTTGAAAAAAATAAAATTGACATAGATCTTGCGTCAGCGCAGTTATATTCTTCTTATATTGTTAATAGGTATGTGACTTTTGCAGATAAACAATTTGTACCAGCAATAAACAATAGTGTTAATATGTACGGCTCGATTTTTAGTATAAACGTTGATCATTATAATTTCTTACATGCATTAATTCCAAAGACAAAAAGAAAATATATTAATTATACTAAAAAAATAAAAAAAGATAAAAAGATATACGAAAATGTTTGTAAGCAATATGAACTGTCACAACGTGAGGTGGATTTGTATTCAGAAACATTTGAGATAAATATTAAAAAGTATGAACGAGAAAAAAATTGAAAAAAAATATAACGAGGCTTTAGATGAGTTAGAATTAACCGACGGTCAGCGAGATGCTTTTGATCATACAGTAAAGCGGAGTTTAATTGATTTAGATACATATCAAGACACTGATACATTTAGCCTTCAAGGGTATAAATTAAGATCAGTCATGGACGATATTGTTTTAGCTCAATACGTAGATTTATCTGAGGATGGTCACTCTGTAATACGGAATGGTATACATATACCATTAGCTCAAGTGCGTCGTACATGGCGTTTAGCGCGAGTTATATTAGTTGGATCAAATTGCAAAGAAACTAATATCGGTGATGTCGTCTGCTTTCCAGACGATAAAGGTATTAAGGTTGATAATTTGAGAGTAATTGGATATGATCGCTCTCTAAGAAATTGTATTTTTTTGAGCGAGCAACGCTTTTTCGGAATTTGTCAAGACCTAGAAGACGATGATAACCAGTCTAGCAAATCTTAAAGCTATATTATTAGACAAGGTATGTGAGGTAAAGTTTGTAAGACGGAACCTTAAGCCTGGCCGTCCGGGCACTAGGCGAATGTTATGTACTAATAATGCACAGCTTTTAAATTCTGTGGAAGGTCGTACTATTTTAAATTATGTTCCGCCACGTCAGGCTCCTAGTTACAATCCTAATCAAGAAAACTTAATTGTAGTTTGGGATATTTTAATGCAAGGTTATAGGACTATAAATTGCGACACAGTAGATTTAATTAGTACATTAGAATCAGATGAAACATTTTGGGTATATTTAAATGAGAAAATTTCGCCAATGTCTGCTGGTGAGAAGATGGGATTTATGAACACATGACATATGACGTCGTTGATAATATATTAAAAAGGCTATTACTTACTACTGTTAAGATTACATCTAAAAAACGTACTCTTGGTATTGGGCAAATTATGCTATATGATATAAAGGATTTTAATATTAAATTATTATTTAGCAATAATAAAAAAGTAGAGCTATTATATCCTTTTAATATTATTACTGATAAAAAAATCGTTTATTTTGATTATACTTTACAACACATACATCAGGATGATATTATATGGAAGGCGCGTATTAATCGATTAATTAAAAACCAACGCAACAAGTATCATGACTTGCTTCTCTCTATAGAGATATTATAATATACATATGGGTCTTAAAAATTTCCCGAAAGGATATATTCCATCCTCAAGTCAGCAATATGCTATACCTAATATACTTGATGCGTTTAAGGAAAATAAGTTTGTTGTCATGCAAGGACCGACTGGCTGTGGAAAGAGTTTTGTCGCTAAAACAATAGCAAATGGATTACAAAAACTGCCATCCAGGTTATCAAAGATAGTTTCTGATTATAGAGCATTTGAGACATCTTGGGATAACGGTAAATTAGTTTATGAATATGCAGATGATTTTGTAAATAAAAATTATGGCACATCGATATTAACAACAACAAAAGCACTACAGGATCAGTATACTAAAGATTTTGAAGATATAAAACCTCTTAAAGGTAAGAGTTCATATATTTGTAATTTAGATGAGCGGAGCTTTGCAGATGCAGCACCGTGTATTTTTAGTTCTAAATTAAAAAGGGAATGTTGGGATTGCAATAGATGTGATTATTATGAAGCTAAAAATAAATCTATTACTGCGAAGATAAGTGTAGAGAGTTATTCGAGCTTTTTTCATAAGCCTGATCATTTAAAATATAGACAGCTCATTGTATGTGATGAGGCTTCTGAATTAGAAAATATAATAGTTAGTCGGTTTAGTTGCAGTATTGAATTGAATAAGCTAAACAAGCACGGGTTTAGTTTGTTGTATTCATCTAACAGAAAACGATTTCATAATAATTTAATTAAATTACAAAGTGAGTTAGAAGGCAGATATGTTGAGTTACTTCGGATGCTTGAAAAGCATTCTGATACAATTAGCGACACTGTGAAGAAGGAATTTAAATTGATTGCTGACTTAAAAGGAGATTTGTCTCTTGTTATTGATACCTGGCAACAATCTGAATATATTATTAATAAGGCTTTTATTCATAATAAAAAATATATACAATTAATACCTAAGAAGATTGATGTACTAGCTCAACATTTATTTAAATATGCCGATAAAGTTCTTTTTATGTCTGCTACGTTTGTTGATTATAGGCGTGTTATGAGAAGTCTTGGAGTAGCAGAACAAGATTTTAAATATATAGACCTACCTTCGTCATTCGATCCAGTCCTTTCTCCAATTATATTTGGTACATTTCAACTCTCAAAAAAGAATATTGATAGATATTTTCCTAAAGTTGTTGAGTGTGTAGAGGAGATTTTAGAAGAACATAAAGATGTGAAGGGGTTAATTCACACTCAGTCAAATGCTTTAACATTAAAGCTAAAAGATCAATTAAAAAATGATAGAGTATTATATCGTATAAGAGGTGATAAAGATAATATAGATATATTAACTGAACACTCTAACAGTTCTAAGCCTACTGTCTTAGCGAGCCCGTCATTAAATTTTGGAGTTGATTTAAAAGGAGATGCATCTCGGTTTTGTATTATTATTAAGTGTCCATGGCCTGACTTAGGAGACGTAAGAGTAAAAGAGATGTCAAAAAATGATTATAAATGGTATACAAATAAAATGTTTACAACATTTATTCAGCAATGCGGTAGGTGTACTAGAGACGAAAATGACTACAGTACTACATATGTTATCGATGCAGGAAGTATAAGAAAGTTATTACCGGAATATAGAACTTTATTACCAGATTATTTTTTAGACCGTTTTATTTAATAAATATTTATAATGAAAAACCAATATTATGGTTTTGAGCTAAAAGACATGATACGGCAGTTTATTACTGCTTTTAATAGTATTGTCATTAATAGATATAATAAAAGTAAAGCCGTTGTTGATCAGTTAAAGGTTGGATTTTATTACGGCCCTAAAGAAAGAGCGCTTCAAGACATAGTTAATAAAGCTCAGTCCTTAAAACTTCCTACGATTGCAGTTCATTATACTTCTATTTCTCGTGATCCAGACAGAGTGTTTAATAAGATCCCTGGTTTTTATTATAGTAAATCTCCTACAGTTAGTGCTGGTTCTATTGAGTCAGATCATTTAAAGACACCTATCCCAGTTAATATAGGTTTATCAATGTCTATAATGACAAAATTTCAGACTGATATGGATCAAATTTTAAGTAATTTTGTACCATATAATAACCCATATATTATTATAAGCTGGAAAGTACCATCATCTCAAAATTTAGCTAATGATCTTGAAATTAGAACTGAGGTACTGTGGGATGGTAATTTAAGTTTAGATTATCCGATTGAAGTATCTGGTACTCAACCAGCAAGAATTATTGCTAATACAAATTTTACAATGAAAGGATGGCTATTTAAAGGCTACTCTGCTGATGTTAAAAATATCTTTGTTATTGATCAAGATTTCATTCCAGTAAATACATTTGATTATGAGTAAATTTATAAAATATACTTCCAACTTAACTGACGTTACTGCGTTTAGTGGAAATTTCGATCATAGAGAGCTTTCTGGTCGTCCAGAGTTTACTGGTGGTAATACATATACAACGCTTACTTGTGGTTACTCTGGCTCTAGAACATTCGAGGGGTATAATTTTGACTCCTTACAGGGGGTGATGTTAAGTACGATTGCTGGTGAAGATCTTGTTGGGCTGGTCGGCGTTGGTATTGGTAGTACTTCAGTAACAACTCTCTCGTATTTATGCGGTGGGGTGACAATTGATCCAGCATTGCTCGGATATTTTTTGTCTGCAGGCACAGGCGCTGGAACTTATACATTAAATAACTATAATAGTATGTCTGTTATGTTTCCGACAATAACTGCAACCGGTATTATAGATGTAGTGCCGATTAATGCAGCTGGATTTACAACATTATCGAAAGATATAAATACAACAATAACAATTAATTAAGATGGCTGACGACGGAAGAAAAGGAACATTCGGTAGAGGGTTACAAAAATTTATTCAAAGTAATTTACCCTATAGGTCCCCTGCGGCAATTATAGATGATGTGACAGAGGAGAACCCTAAGTTTAAAGATTTCTATAAAGCAGGATCATTGCGTAAAGAATTATTAGCGCAACATTCTATTCTTGCTCCTAAGGCACCGGAATCTAATCATCCTATAGGCTCGTTCCTAGCGGATAGGATGTATAATGAGTTAATGTACGCTACGCTTGATGTAGATAAGTACAGGCGTTTGCGAGATTATAGAACAATGGCCCAGTTTGCCGAGGTAGCAGATGCATTGGATGAAATTTGTGATGACTTTCTTAATGAAGATGAGCATGGTAATATAATTAATCTACACTTAAGAAATGTAGTAGATTTTGATCCTTTAGTTAAGCGTCAATTAAATGAAGAGTTTAATAAATTTATTAATTTATTTGATATCAAAGAACGTGGATGGGAATATGTAAGATCGATGCTAGTTGATGGTGAACTTTATTTTGAAAATATTATTCATGAGAAGCACATTAAAGAAGGAATATTAGGTGTTATAAACGTTCCTACTCAAGCCATAGATCCGGTATACGATAACTTTCAAAATATGCACATTAAAGCATATTTACTCAGAAAAGCTAAACATCATAAAGAAGCAGAAGAACAATTTAATGCTCAG